TTCCATCACCATTATTCTGAATCGATATTTCACCTGTTTCTTCATTAATAACTACTTTTATTTCAGTAACGCATTTTATAGATTTATCTTTCTTTTTTAAAATTTTAAGACGTGTACATTGATCTTTAGCATTTACTAAAATTTCATTAAAGATATTATATAATGCCGGAATATAATCTACTTCAGAGAATTCTATAATATTTTTTTCATTATTGTAAATAGGTAATAGTTCACTAATTATATCTACACCACCAACATATGTATCGGGTGTATTATAAATATGATTTTGTAATTCTTCTTTTTTATATTTTTCACCTAAATTAGTCATTGTTATTATTAAGATACTTAATTAGGTTTAAGTAAATTAATCAAATTTTATTTAAAAATATATTATATAAATATTACTATAATATGAAAGAATATACATTACTAGAAGTTGAAACTCATAACACCGCTGATGATGCTTGGTTAGTAATAGATAATAATGTTTATGATATTACTAATTTTTTAACAAATCATCCAGGTGGAAAGGTCGTTCTTTTACAGCTTGCAGGGACAGATGCAACTGATTATTTTCATGAATTACATCGTCCTAGCATTTTAGAAGAATATGCNGAAGATTTTAAAATTGGTATTTTAATCTAATATATTATTATAATGAATAGAGGTGAAAACTCTAAAAAAGAAGAACAAGGGAGAAATGAAGCTTTAGATGAATTAAATAAAATGCTTATGGGAAAACAAATATCATTAAAAACACCTAATTCACCAAAAAAACAAAATCCACTTGATTATGGTAGCGCTTCACCACAAGGTAAATCTTGGAGAAGTGAAGCAATTGAAAACAAAGAAAAAGCACATAAATATAAATATAAACTTAAACAATGTGAAAACAAATTATTATCTATGAAAGCATATAAGAAAAAGAAAATGAAAACTCATAAAGGAGGATATGGTTCATTGAAAGGTGGGGGAAAAGATAATATAAAATCTACTGGTAAAAATAACCCTGAAACAGGAGAAACATTACGATTTCATTATCGCCCTGGAACTTCTGATGAAAAAGTATTAGATGAAATATTTACTAAAGGAGCATATAGAAAACCTAAAATAAATTTTGATGTAGAAGAAGGTGATGTATGGATTGATATTGGTGGTCATATTGGTTTATTTGCTCTATATGCTGTATCAAAAGGAGCAAAAAAGGTTTATGTTTATGAAGCAGATCAAGAAAATTATGCAATGTTAATAAAAAATATTAAATTAAATAATCTTTCTAATAAAGTAAAATGTTTTAGAAAAGCAGTTGTTGATGATAAAGGATTAGGTAAAAATAAAAGTATTCAGTTATATACATCTAAAGATCCATCAGTAAATTATAGAAACTCAATTGTTCCTAAAAAAAGAGGAGTTTGGACGCGCGTTCCAGCAGTGAAATTTAATGAAGTTATACAAAAACATACTGATGCAAATGGATTAAAAATAGATATTGAGGGAGCAGAAGTACCTATCTTAACAAGCAATTCATCAAAATATGGTAAGATACAAAAATTAACTTTTGAGTTTACATTATCTAGTGGACAAATAAAACAAATGAATAAAATTATTCAATCAAAAGGATTTTCTACTGATATTCCTAAATCAACTCTTAATGCAGGGAAAGGATCATGGATTGATTATGTTGTTCATGCTACTAAAAATACTAAATCACAAAAAGGAGGACAAAGAAGTAGTATACATTTGGGAATTAAATTACAAAAGAAAAATATTCATCGTTTAAGAGAATGTGAAAAAAAATCCAAAAATAAATATCAAATAAGTAAATGTAATAAAGAATTTCAGGATACATGGACTGAATATAGTAAATTTTTAAGAAAAGAAAGAAAAGAAAATAAAAAACAATATACGAAAAAACAAGAAAGAGAGGCTATGAAACAATTTTTTAGTTAATTAATTTTTGTAAATTTATATGTTGATATTCTATTAATGTGTTTATATCTTGCATTGCTGTATTATCTCTCCAAGGAATTTTATTTCCTTTTTCATTTATTCTAGGTCTAGGTTCATCATATCTACCGAATAATAAATATTCATATTCTTCTAATCGTTTATTATGTAATTTACAATAATCTGTATCTTTATGACGAGGTCTTGGACATCTAATATCAGCGTATCTAGGACCCATTGATCTAGCACAACATTGATTATCACTAAATATTTTTGTATATGATTTATCAATTGTTATTTTATTGATTTTTATTTTTTCATCTATTAATATTTTTATTCTATTATTTAGTGATATATCTGTGATATCATTAAACATAGATAATAAATCATTTTTAAGTTTAATTTCTAAAAGTGAATTTAGATTCATTTATGTAATTAATCAAAAGGGATACAAAAATCAAATTTATTATTTTCACAAACTTCTATGATAATATCATCTAAACATTTAGATACTATATTGTCAATAATAATATCATTAATTTGATCTTCTATAATATTTTGTATAATTTTAATTTTTTTATCTGAAAAGTATATATTTTTATAAGAATCATTTAAAAAATATTTTAATTTTTGATGAATTGGTATTTCAGTAATTTTATTTACATTAATTTTTTCATCGGCAAGTAAATAAGGATTTGCTAATAATCGTGCATCATCCATTTAGATAAAATAAAAGAATATTATTTAAGTATATTTTTATACTTATATATGATTATAATTCCTCCACCACACCATTTTAGATTCTGAATGTCAATTTTGTTATTAATTTTACTCATATTATTTATTTCTGTTAATAATTCTATATTTAATTCATTAAATACAAATCTATATTGATTTTCAGTTATTTCAATAAAACTTAATGGTGATTTTTTATCTTTTGATAAAATAAAATTATTATTTAATCCTTTTGTTTTATTATAAATTAAATTATTATTTCTTATAAATCGTTGTATTTGATTCATAATATTATTTAACTATATATAATATTGGTGTATTATTATATTTATTTATATATGATAAATTTAAATAATATTCATTTTTATTATCTTTTAATAGTGAATTTATTTTGTAGTTTATTTTAATGATTATATGATCATCTTTGATAAAACTATTATAATTTTTTATTTTCTTTGATAATATTTCATCAATATATTTATGATTTTCAGTTGCAATTAAATGAATATATTTATTATTTTTTATAATTTTATCTTTATAACTGAATAATATTCCATTTACTAAAATATTTTCACACTTATAATATATTTGATATTTATCATTTGATTCTCTGATATAAATATTATCACTTGATATATTATTTAAATCATTAATACATAGGTAAGTCATTATAATAAGTTATGAATAAAATTATGAAAGATAAACATGATATTATAAAAAATGCATTGGATAGTGATTCATGTCCAAATATAATCTTATATGGAAATAAAGGCAGTGATAAATTAAAGTTATTATTATCTATAATAAAATGTACAAATTTTAAATTAATAACTCAAGATAAAATATCTTGGGAATCAAATAATATATATAATATTTTTGATATGAAAAATATTAATAAAGAATATAAAACGTTTTTTGATATTATTAATATTTTAATAAATCATAAAAATTATTATAATATTANATCTTNTAAATTTATAATNTTAAAAAATTTTAATCNTNTAAATAGTATTNTACAAANNAAATTANGAGTAATAATAGANAAATATTATATTACTACTAGNTTTATATTTTTAACNGANAATATATCATCTATAATAGATCCAATAAAAAGTAGATNTTTANTNNTAAGAATACCATTATTAATAAATAGTGAAAAAAGAAATATATCGCGATTATATATTAAAGATTTACCTTATGAAAAGAAATCAATAATATANGATAANATATATACTATTNATAATGAAAAATGTATAANNTTATTTAGTGAATATAATGATAATTTATTTATGAATTATAAAACTNTATATGAAATAATTTATAATAATTTAGATAAAATATCAAATAAGGATAAAATAAAAAAAACAGATATAGATAAAATAAAAGAAATATCTTATAATATTGAGAAATATAATTTATATGATATTTATAGTGAATTATGTAAATTATATATAAAAGATTATAAATATACAAATAAAATTAAGCGTAAGATAATAAAAAGTTTAAGTGAATCAGAATATAATTATAAAAGGGGGTATAGAAAGTTAATATATATTGAGTCTTTATTAATTAATTTATTATATTTATCTAGAGGCGAAATATAAAACTATTAACATAAATAGTCTCATATCTTTTGTGAAGCAACAGCTATGTAATAATAATAACCATAAGAATGTTCTAACATATACATTGCTCATGATAGAGTGAATCTTTGTCATTTGGACGACAGATTTAATTTTAGAATTTACTTGGTTGCCAAGTACTTCAAATGGAGCCCATCTTAAAACAATAAGAAAGACTAATAGTAATTCGATTGGATGTTTAACTTTAGAAACAATAGGACCAACTTTAGAAACAAGATTCATTTTATATACTTATAAAATATTTTTTTTTCTAGGAAATCATTTAAATAAATTATAATAATAAATTTTAATGAATGGATTATTATCAAATATTAGAAATTGATAAATTTTCTAATACTAAAGAAATAAAAAAACATTATTATAAATTATCAAAAAAATATCACCCGGATAAAAATAAAGGATTATCTGATAATAATTTCAAAAATTTATCTGAAGCATATTCAACCTTATCAAATCCTAAAAAAAGATATCTTTATGATATGAAATTATTACTAAAAGAAAATTTTGGAGAAGAATTTATTTTAAATTTTAATGATACTGAATTAGAAATATTAACAGAATATTACTTAAAATTAACTAAATCAACCGAATTTAAATTTATTAGATTAATGTTTAATTCTTTACCTGTAAATATTAAAACTAAAATAAAAAAAAAATTTAAAAAAAAAATTAAATCACAATCTTTAATATCGTGTAAAGATATTAAATATATCTATAGTGATTCATTAAGGGAAGATTATATTATTAATTTAAATAGATCATTAAAAGATGTTTATCTAAATAATTGTAAAGAAATAATAATTAAAACATCTAATAAATCATATAATTTATTTATAACACATAGTGATTATTCATTAAAAATATATAATAATAAAAATAGTATTATATATATTAATATAAATACAATTTTACCTGATAATTATTCATTAAATGGTCATGATTTATATTATAATTATCAGATTAATTTATATGAATATTATTTTAATAATAGTTTCTTAATAACCTTACCGAATCATTATAAAATAAATCTTAAAAATAATGATGATTTTAATAAATCAATAAAGATTGATAATTTTGGTATTAAAAGTATGAATAATTATAGAGGTAATCTATATATCTATAAAAATTTAAATTTAAATATTATGGATAAATATAAATATAAAAATATTTTAAAAGAAATATTTACTTAAATTATCTATATAATTATTAATATGTTAACTAAAAATTCTTTAAATGGCATAAATTTATTATATAAAAAAGCAAATATAAAAGAATATTTACAAAATCCATTAATAGAAAAATTATATCATTCGTTAGATACTTCATATGAAATTGTTGACTTAAAGAATAGTAATTCATCTAAAAATTTTCCAAATTCTAGTTTCATTCATAAAAGTTTATATAAAAAAATACAGGAAAGAAATAATAAATATAAATTTTGTTGGAGAGTCTTATCTAAATACAAGATTCATATAACATTATATTTATTTCTTAATGATAATGAAAAATTACCAAATATAAATTTGTTAATTGATTCTATATCATATATATCATCACATACTGACTGTGATAGAAAAATTATTATTAATTTTTGTCCTTTAAATGATAAAAAAAGTATTAGAACAAATCAAAAAACTATAACTCCTCTTAATGTTAATTCCGGATTAACTAGATTTACACATACAGAATCAGAAATATCTATTTTTAGAAAAGAAGAATGTATAAAAGTCTTAATACATGAAATAATTCATGGTCTTAGATTTTCTAATCTAGGAACTGATCAAGGAATAACTGAAAAATTATGTCAAAAATATAAATATCAAAGTAGCGATATTCTTATAGATGAATCATATACTGAAATATGGGCTAAAATAATGAATATATATTTTATATCTAAAATATCAGAAACGGAAAAAAAATATCAAAATTTCTGTACAATGTTAGCAATTGAATGTGAATTCTCTATTTATCAAGGTAATAAAGTTAAGCAATTCATTAAAAAAAATAAAATAACTAATGTTGATGATTATACAAACGTTTCTGCTTACTATCTTATAGTAGCTGAAATATTTACACATTTTAATGAATTCTTACAACAATTTAT